TCAATTTTCACGATACAACTATATGTATTATAGCAGTCTTAAACCCCACCGTCAAGTGGCAGGTGGATATGTATCTGCTTCAAGTTTCTTTCTATGATAATATTGCCTGTGATATTCTCTCAACTTTAGACAAGCACTATTATATAGTTTAATTTCAAAGAGGCAATTTTGCTTTCGAAGTCCGCTTCATAAAGTTAAGATTAATTGCATCATACTTTAATCTTTCTTTGAGTGGCTTTGAAACTAGTTTCGTCACGGATTCTATTTCAAGTCCACTAACTTCACAGTAATGACAAATCGCATCAATATAATTGCAGTTTTCTTCAGAAACTATTTTTTCGATTTCTATAGCAAATCTAGAAGGTGTAAGAAACTTATCTTCAATTGCCTGCTCTAATTCTTTGGTTGTTTCGGTTGATTCCATATTTTCTACATTGATTTCTAGAAGTGTTGCTAGAATATTTTTCATAATATACATTAATAAGATAAAATAATGAATTAGTCAAGTCGACATCAGTTTGAGTTTATCATTCACAAATTTTTTAATATATTGAATTACGAGTTTCATATATTTTTCAAGATCTCGTTCTTCATAGACGACACATTCACCGCTCTCGCAGGTCATTATAATTACTAATTTTTTAACCTTAATACCGGTCATCTCATAAAGAGCCATACCATAGAACATAGCCTGAACGAAATAGTTCTCAATCCATTCTCGTGGTTTTGGTTTTTTAGAGGTCTTAAAGTCAATGACTGAAAGTTCGTTATCGTGTTCGGCAATACAGTCAGTTGTTCCTGCCACGCCGAGTTGCTTACTGTATAGAGCACCCTCTAAACAGTAGATATTATTAATTCTATTTAACTCATATTTAGCAACTTTAAAAAGAAAGTCTGATATGGGTTGGACAGAAGGAAGTTCTCTATTGTAAAGATAATTCTCAACCAGAGTATGAAGATCGGTTCCACGACTTGTTGCTGCCTTGGTAATTTTGTCCGCCTCTTCAACGCCAATCTTTTCACGCCACTTGATAAAGATTTCTTTATTAAAATGACTGATTACAGAAGTAATGGAGACCAACTTCAGAAGTTGGTCCTCGTCTTGCACAGAATAGTATCGGACTCCATCAATCGTTTCTCTCTCAAGTTGAGGAAGTACATTATCAAGATGATTAAACATTAAAAACCCGATTCTAATTTTGCGATGATATATTCTTTGACAAGTCCAGAGCGAACAATGTCTTCTACACCAAACTCTATTATATCAAAAGAAGGCATTTTACGCAAGACCGTCATAAAATCAACAATACCATTTCTTTCATTTGTTTTGATCAGATCACTTTGAGTCGCATCTCCACAGAACATAATTTTAGAGTTCTCACCAATACGAGTAATAATCGAATCTAATTCGTGAAAATTCAAGTTTTGAAACTCATCCACGATAATAATGGCATTATCAAGAGTTGTTCCACGAAGAAATGAGGTCGACCAGAACTTGATAGTCTCTTGTGACTTCAAGTTTCCATAAAGCATCTCAAAGTCTGCATCAGAAGGCATCTGGAACATATACTTCACCATATTCTTATAAGGAATCTGGTAAATATCTGCCTTGTCTTCGTGAGTTCCGGGAAGGAATCCAATCTCACGAGTTGCCACAAGAGACCTTACAAGATAGATACGCTCATAACAACTTCTCTCATCGAGAACTTCACATAGTGCATTATAGAGGGTAATAAAAGTCTTACCAGTACCAGCACATCCATAGGCAACAAGATGCTTATCCTCGGCATAAGAACGAAAGAATTTTTTTTGATTTTCGGTAAGTGGATCAATATCAATCAGATATTCAAGACCTAATGGTTTTTTACGTTTTGCCTGACGAGTGGTAAGACCAACGCCAATCGGTTGGTCTGCTCTTTTTCTTCTTGCCATAAATGTTTACAGTTTTTTTACATTTGATCCGGGCATCTTTCCTGCTCGATCTAAAATTGTGTTCCAAGAGGGATGCTTGGAGGTTAATTTATCTCTCCAATCGAATGCCTCTCCGACATTCATTTGTGAAGGTATAAGTGGTCTAAGATGAGGATTTTCTTTAAGATATGGTTCTTTTTGTGCCATATACATCCATTCTTCAAAGATTTCACCGGTTTCTGTATTCTCAAATCTATAAGTAGGCAATTTATTTCTCCATAGTATTTAAGAATATTTATTCTAGAGTAATTGAAGGGGCATCTTCACACTCGGGACAATTCTCACGAATCCAACCAAGTGCCTCTGATACGGCAGGAAACTGACAGGTAAAAATACAACGAACTGCCTCTACAATATCTATATGTTCCTTCTGTGTCCCATTGGCAGATCGAAGGTTGATGTAATGTATCCAAGAACGCACAGAGCCTGTCATATACAAGCGTGTGGGCGTTGCTAGGGGCAGCACGAACCTTGCACACTCCTTTGCTACACCTTGCGTTAGAAGAAAATTATATACGTCTTGAGCATCACGAAAGAGGTCTTGTATCATTTTATTCATAGCAAACACTTGTTCTTCTCCAAGATCATCAATAGAATTCTGACGGTTCTTTGTATCCTGACGACGAAGTTCTGGAATAGGAATCTCTTCGTCCAACCAAGCCACATCGGCATAACGTTGAGAAAACTCCTGAAATGTAAAACTTCTATGTCGCAAAATTTGAGCTGCCAGTCCTCTGGTGGTATTGATTTCCACAGTCATAAATGCCTGTTCGAACACAGACCAGTGATTATGTTTAATACAATATCCCAGTAATTTCGCATAGTTAGGATTTTCTTGATTACTAGGATTTGAGACTCTGGCAACATACGCCATTGTCTTTTCCGCATTAGGAGTGATACTAATGAGTTTTACATTCATTTTCCAAATCCTTTTAAGGTTTCCATATTAAATTTTGCGAGTTTTTGTTTAGCAATTCTCAAATTAGATTTTATTTCTTTCAGTTGTTCATCCGAATACAAATGATCTTGTTTGATCAATCTTTCTAACAGTTTAATTAAATGTTTTGCCTTACTCATTCATCGTCCTCAAAGATTTCATCATAACCCAATTCTCTTGGTTCAATATCATCAAACCGATATGCCTTTATATTAGAATAAACTTCCGACTTGAGTGCATCCAGAAGTAGTTCCATATTACGAATAATAAGTTTTACTTTTTCTTGGTCCATTACATTAATTCACAGAGAATACTATTTTCTTTTTTTCTCTTTGGGAGCCTGATATTTCCAGAGTTTTGGATTAATTTTACCATATCCAAAATCAATATTCTGAATCGATCCAGAACCAAACTTATCATAATACATATCAAATACAGTGACTCGTGACCCTCTTACAAGATCAAAACAAATCTTTTCATCTACAAGATATCTAATAATATAGGTATCTCTTGGTACATCAGGAGTGCATACATCGGCATATGATCCATTTTCAACTAAAATCTCACAACCATATCGTGTTTTACAACTTTCTTTTTCTAATGGTGTCCAATGCTCTGGATTGCTTTTTGTATTTTGTTCTTCCATCATAACCTCACTAGACACATTCATGAACGACCTCCCCATTTAATTTCTGGATATGCCTTCGAAACGAGTTCCTTTGTGATTTTATATTTGGTTTCAAGTTTCTTATCCTTAACCAGACATAAAATCTCTGCTTCTAAAGGATGGAGTCCCTGAAGAATGTTAATAAACATTGTTTCTCTACGAAGAGAACTGAGTCCATCATTACCGCCCTTTATAAAATTATAAAACTTTTCATATTCCTTACGAATAGATGAGAATCCCTGATCTTGCGACCCCAATGAATTAGATCCAAGTTCGCCCATTTTACTGACGGCATCTTCTATTTTTTCACTCAAAGTACCGCTAAATGAACCTAGTTCATCAACACCAGAATAAGGAACCATACCTTCGGGAAGAGATGATTTAATCGTTTCATCAAAGTTCCACACAAAAATTGCCGTTAACGATGGGTGCTTATATTTTTGCAGAACCTCAACTTTTTTTACATTCGATCTTTGTTTCTGTACAAGATTAAAGACCTCAAATGAAAATGGATTTGATGGTAACTCTATGTTTGTGGTTGTACTAACCTTTGCTTTTGCCGCCGTCATAATTGTTTAATAAGTAATAATTATAATAATATTTAGAAATTATATTTAACTTTCTTCTTCCTCATCATCTTCTTCATCATCAAAGTATCCTGGTTCAAATCTTACCGAAACAATCTCCTCTTCGATGAGTTCCCCATCCTTATTAAAGAACTCGGGATGATAAGCAATCTGTTTTGGTCCCTCTTGATGCGTCATCATATATTCTCTTGCAATCCAACCAAGCACAATTCCCAGTATAAAGAATAATACGGTTAAAAATGAACCTAGAACTAAACTAGTTGCTAACATTTTCTTTCTCCCCGGAAGTTAATTTACTTTCCTTGACTGAATCGAAAACTCAAAATAGATTGTGAACTCTCTTTTAAGAATACTAATCAGTTTCTCAAATATAATATGAAATAGTTTTGGTTTTTTTGTTCTTCCTCCAGAAAGTATGAGCTCGACACCACGATTTGGTTGTATATTTTTATTTAGGTCTGACACTATACTATTTGATGCTCCTTAAGAAACTTGACGGTATCATTACATCCACCCAGTTTTTGATCATCACAAATAACTTGTGGAAATGTTGACCCTTCCCCAAACTCGGCATAAAACTCTTTTTTAGTGAAGTGCTCTCCTAAATTATAAACCACAAAGTTACTTCCTGTCAACTCAAGAACTTGTTTGACCCTGTAGCAATGTGGACAATCTTGTTTTGAATAAACTGTAAAATTCATTGATCACTCTTCTTCTGCTGCTGCTTCTTCTTTTGCTGCTGCTTCTTCTTTTGCTACCACTTCTTCTGTTTCAGGAAGAGTAACACCAATCTGCTGAAGATACTCAACAACACCTTGTAGTTTAAAAATCATTTCTCTCTTTTCTACCACTGCATTATTAAGAGTTTGAATTTCTTTTGCAAGAGATTCTCTTTGTTGTAGAGCACTTTGTAAATGTTGTTGTTGTTCAGTCATTGTAATTTAAATAAATTCTAAGTTATTTATAGCATATTTTGGATACGGAAATCAACCCCTTTAAGAAAAAAGGAAAACATAAAACTCCCCTCATTGACCACCAACTCACCTCTTCATATCATCAAAGAGGGATCTTCATTCTCAAAATTGCAAGGATGTTGAAGACTTGAATATTATAACAGATTATCGTGCGTTTGATTGCCTGTGTATGACTTACTTTTTGAGTATTTATGAAAAACAAGCGTCGATAATTTTCTGTGGAGTTGCATCAACAATTACTTGTGCCGCAGATCTTTCTTCTTCGTCCTTGACGATCAATGGATTTTTAACAGTTTTTGTAACTGACTTCATTGTTTCTGGATCAAACTCGGTGACTTCCACAAACTCTTCAAGTGGTTCAATAGCAGTTTGAGTCACTACATTTTCCGTAATATTCACTGTCTCAAATTGTCGGGTTTCTTCATTCCAAACTTGCTCTGTTCTCATTATAACATCTTCACGAATTTCTGGACGACCAACAGAAAGAATATAGTGTTCTAATCTTTCAACAGCAGCAACATATTCACGAAGTTGTTTGTTGAATGTCCAGTTGTCTGCTGCCTCTTGAACCCAAGCAGGAACTTCACCAACTGT